TCCCTTGTTCTAAAAACCCCGGCGGTAGCCGAGTAAAAATAAACAAATTAATCATAAATTCTATTCGGCTACAACCCCGGTCGCCTTTCGACGCCCACCCCGGCCACAGGGGTGTATTTTATTAATACTGTTTTTATGCCACAGTAGGCAGCGCGTTATAAATGTAACGCAATGGTGGTGCACCAGTGAAGAAATAAGTTGTAAAATCTTCTCCAGCTGCAACATAAGACTCAACACAGTAGATCTCAGATACTCCTGGATCTCCTGTGTACATTTCAAAGTTGAACTCTCCGTTTATAATCCTATCATAAGGATAACCACGATCATAATCAGTGTCTCTTTCTTCATAATTGACACGTTTTCCTGGTTCAAAACGTAATGGTGTGTAATATGGTACTTCCACTTCCACCACTGAGTTAACTGAGCAATGACTTAAAGCCATTCCAGCCATTCCAGTAATGGGATCAATTCCAGCAGTTGGACCACCACCCATTATGAATTGACGTATTTGTTGTTCAACCGACCCAAATACGGGATTCAATGTATTGACTCCTTCAATGCACAAATCAGTTTGACCATTTCGAACATTGCGATGTTCAACCTTATTGGGTAGATTGTGTTGCAAACGACCCATAGGTATGAACTTCCATCGAATTGATCCTCGTGATCCAGAAAAACCCAACGTGACATAATTCAACAATGTAAAATTAACAAAATTGTAAAAGCCCGCTGGAGTTACTGTTGGTGTAACCGCAAATGGCATAGGTCCCTTTAATCGCGGAAAAGCACTGCGAACAAATCTCAGTTGCTTAATACCAATAGTACCACTACCACGAGCTAATATACGCTCATGTGCATTGAATCTCTTAATCAAGGGACGAAATGATTCAATAATCTCACCGTAATACACATCACCAACTTTTGTTGCCATTTTAGCACCAGTAAATTCCATACAAGGTTCTTGTGTGGGTGCATTTTCCTCAACAACGTCTCCATCAGGATGTATCTCACCCAATTGAGCATCAAGCTCACCCATCTGAGCTCCAAAACCCACTGGTTCAACTTGATACCGCGACAACATATTTGTTGGTTCACGGAAAGTGAGATCTTTACCACCTTTGATGTATACATTGACTTGAACATCATTATTGGCTAAACTACTGGGCGTAGTCAATTCATTCAATACATAAACTGACAACGTACCATTAAATAATGTATCACTAATGGCTGTGTATCTAGTCGTACTATACACTTCAGTAGTAGCATCCAATCCTGGTGCTGGCATCTCCATGAAAGTTTGCACTTGATTCATTGGGATAGATATCGTACAATCAGTTTGATGTCTCAAATCAATAACTTTTGAATAAGACGTCAAATACTGATCATGCGTTCCACCAGCTGTGTCAGATGCATAATTTGGATCATATACAATACGCAATTTTCCATTATGCATCTTGGAACAGACAACTTGCAATCTATATTCCAAAGATCCACTCCATGAATTGAATGGTAAAGCAGCAAATCCTGTAGACGTCAATGATATGATGCCACCAGTATCACGCCAAACCATAGGATTCACACGCACATTGAACAAAAATGTTTCAGGTCCAGATGCTATAGGCCAATCAAATGTTGTAAACCATGATTCATGGCTCACAATATTTTGTATGGATAATGGATCAACTGCAGCATCCATGCCACTCAAACGAGGATCGATGGACATCTCTTGCTTATCATCCACTGTTAATCGACTGCTTCGATCTGGCACAGTTGTTAAAGCAAATGATGAAGTGGCTTCAGGCTTCAATGGTTCAACATCCTTCGTTTGAGGAGGTCTACTCATACCAAATAGCTTAGCCATACCAGCTACTCCACTAGCCATTGCAGCTGTTGCATCTGCATATGGTGCAATATATGGTACTTTGCCCAATTTTGCTGCAATACCTGCAACTTTAGTTGCAGGTCCTGAAATAACTCCACTGGCATTAGCTTCATCAATCTCCCCCATTTGTGGTACAATAGCTGATGAATCAACGCTAGTAACTCCAGCCAATTCAACATCTTTCAACCAAGCAAATGTAGTTACTGTAACATCATCTGTGCCGTTATTTGCATGCTTCAAAACATTCAAAGTTCGCAAATAAATATTCCCAAGGTTTATCCACTCTCTCTTAGTGATATTCATATAATCTCTGTGATAAAAGAATGGCATCTCCATATAACCACCTGATGAATCTGATGGATCAATAAAAACCTTGGGCAAATTGGTCATCCTAACCAATGCATCTTGTACTAACGGGCTGTACAAAGATACATTGTCATACCTATGCAAAGGTTGATATGCCGCAATTGCACGACCATAATGAAATGGTGTACCGCTAACAACAACCTTAAAACATAGAGTCGCACGCATCAACTTGAAGTTATTGATACGATTAACAATGACAGGATTCGAAAGATAATCATCCCATGGATTAATGTCTGCAAACAATGTTCCGCCAACTTGCCATTTATAAGCATTCAATTTCAGAGGTCGCGAGAAAAAGTTCTCATATCTCGCATAAACCTCATCACGAGCTTGACGAATTTCATCTACAGCAGATGGTATAATTACTGAATGACCCTCTCGATCATCAGCAAACATCATCTGTTGTTCACGTGTTTGCACCTTGGCATCTCCTGCAGACATCGGTTGATCCAAAACACCCATATGAGCCTCCAGATTAGCAAATCTTGGTGGCAACAATATACTTGAATTGGCTTCACTCCGAACATTGCATGCAGGATAAAATAATCCAGTCTCATCCATATCCATGGACCATACGACAGCTTTAGCTGTCTCATCCGACATTTCAGGGACAAGATCATTTATAACACGTGAGAAAAATCTAGGATGACTCTCAAATTCACCGTGAAAGTTACCAATAGATATGCGACTTTTAAGCAATCTACTAATACTTTCACTAAGTTCCATCTCAAGAAACTGTAACGTTTTCTCACGCAATTGCCAAAAATATGCGCGGAAAGCGTCACACCAACCTGTAGTATGAAACTCATAGTAATGCATCAAATGATCAAGGTGCAAAACTCTAAAGCGTCCAAAAACGCCAGAGGGTCTGCCACTAATCACATAATACTTACCTTCAAAACAAATGACATCCACAGTTTCGCCTCTAACAAAAAGTTTAGATTTACCTGCATAGATGTCATATTTCATTTCAACATTTACACTCGAATCCGAAATGGAAAAATCCGAGCTACTTTCTTGATTTGTGTTTCCGAGTCATTTATCAAATCGTGCTTAAACTCATACACACGATTAGGGTCCCCTGCGAGATATATAAATCTCCAAATTTCATGCAAAGCCTACAGTTGTGACGCGGGTATGTCAAAACTGTGGTAACCAAATACATGAAAGCCCACTTCAACTATACACTGGAACCCCAGGGGACAACCGGGGCGGCATTTAAGGCTGCTCCGCACCTAAATATGACTTCCTCCATTTCCCAACCATATCGTCATACGTACTATCCAGCATAGTACACATATGGCTGATACTTGCTCTTCGAGCGACTTGAATTAATTCTTGCCTACGCTTCTCATAAACTTCCTCGCCATGGCTAAACCATTCACGAAGAGCTCCATCTATGTTCATCGCACTACATTCATTTTCCGTTAACGGGTGACCCTGCGGATACAAATGCATGTGCAAAGACTTGAACACAGACTTGTCAACTAAAGCGCCCAGATGCACGCCCAATTTTGGGTGGTGGACTGTTTTGCGTTTTAAAAATTCAAACTCATCGAAGGGCAAAAAGTCGGTCAATTTACTACCTTTATCTGGCATAGTGTAAATTTGACCATACTGCCCCAAAAATTCAGACAAATTTTTGATTGTAAATTTATCCTCTTCCGGGTGAACTGAACCAATATTATCATCACCATAAGTGATGACATTGATACGTTCACGAAACGGTGGAGGATCTTCATGCACGTTATAGTAGAAACATCTCATTCCCAAACTACCTACGATACCGTTCAAAACAACTGTCAAGGAATTACCACTAATATGTGATCCCCTTGTAAGTCCAATCAAAACACCATCGAAAGCAATAACAGAATAAACAATATCTCCTACCATTGCGCGCATTACATTCAAATCTTCATCTGAATATTTGCACTCACTCGCCAAATCAATCAAGATTCGCAGTGATGCAATCAACAATTGTGATGGAATCTTCTGATCGTAACTACCATAATCTCCACCAACAATTCTCTCCTTACCATACTTGAGAACATGGTTATGCATTTGTTCCCATTCAGGTCCATGACAGTTTATCCCCACTGCACATTCAGACACTAAAGGATTCATCTGCAAAATCCTCAAAATTGGTAAGAAATATTTCCTGATAAGAAAAGTAAGTGAGATGGCATTTCCATAAAAGATGCGACATTTCTCTTTTGATAGAATTTCATCTTTCTTACACGCCTTTGCAATCGGATACGCACGCACACCGCGCTTGTAGCAATTCTCGCAACGTTCAATCTCTTGCATAATCTCATCAGTAAATTCCCTCCGAATGAAGCCCTCTTCATTCACATCATCAACTGCCAGAAAATTGCGTTTCTTTCCAGATAAAGGAAAACCAATTGATGTGTCCATCTTAATGGCATCAATAAATCTCTTTCCTGGAATTCCACACATATTCTCTTGTACAGTCAAAGGACAGGCATCACTCCACATATCATTTCTAACAATTTCCAACAAAGGCTTCTTGTAATCAATAACAGCCTTTCGCAACAAATCCTGTGGAAATGGCATTGCTGGATTTGACATGTTAGCCAAGCACGTTTGCCACCCAAACCATGCTGGCTTCTCAACCGGTCCTCTATAAATATTAGGTACACCACACACGTCCTCCACGTGTTTCGATATTGGTAAAACAGCAGCATCACTCTTGAATGTTGAAGCCTGACCACACGTGCCATATAACTCTATCTGAGAATCATGTGGCATATAATGGACAGCACTACTAGTAGGAATGCTAGCCTGCTCATCATAAATCGTTACACCTAATATTTGCTCTGGAAATTCTTCAGCACTTGCAGTTAGGATATTACCTTCCTGCTTATTCAAATGAAGGTATCCTTCTTCCAAATGTTTGTGCAAAATAATTCCATAAGCACCTCGACTTGTCCCTGTTACACCACCTAAATGTAATCCAACAATACAATTTCCTTTAGTTTGTGACACAATGACAGCTCCACAATGACCAAACTTCGTTGGTATTGTGATGTCAAATGTTCCACCATCATAATAGAAATCAGTTGTTTTAACACGTTCAGGGTGTGTAACTCCATAAGATTGCTCAATATCTCCATTTTCATTTCGCCAAACCCATTGAAATGGTACAGATCGCATTTTATCCAAAGGGAAATATCCCGTCAAATCTTTATACGATCCACCACTAGAAACATAACACAAGACAACATCAGTGTTTGGAATGTGATAAGATTGATCAAAATCAATTTCCGAATAAAATTTGCCACCATTCTGCTTTGGCAATTTCTTTCTAAATTCACACTTCAAACTCTTTCCAACTTTATCAAAATAATGTTTAGGCAATAGAACAACGTTAGATTTAACAAATAGTGCATTGGCAAAATATAACTTGCCATCATCACCTGTAATCTTCACATACGTCAAATTCTTGCAAACATTCTTAAGTAAATTGTCAGATGTCGATGTTTGTGCTTGTTTCCCAATAGGTAATTGGCGGCGAACAATATCGCACCACGGATTGACCTCAGCATCACGTGCAGCAACTTCCTCTTTAGTTGTTGGTGCTAATGACCCCTGAAGCAAAATAGGTTTTAATTCCTTTTTGAAAGCCTTCATCAATCTCACTATTGCATAAACGGCTCCATAAGAAACGCTAACGGCTATTGCTCCCTTAATCAACTTGTCACGATATTCGTCAAGCATAGGTGTGATTTCATTCCTACGATATGTTTGTTCAACAAATGCTTCACGTACAGACGTTCGAAAAGCACAAATTCTAAGATAAACAGCTAAAATAGATAACATCGCAAAATAAAAATAAATAGAATCTTTAAAATGTGCGAGATACATAAACAAAAATGAAACAAGAACTAACAAAAATGTTATTGCAATGTATCTATAAGCTATTTTCTTGACAGATCGAGAATCAATAAGCATCAACAACTGTCTAACTCTGTTATTGGCAAGCCAATCAGAAGGTATCAAACAATATATTGAATGCTTTTTCATCAATTTTCGACCATAAACGCGTAACAAACTACCAGAAAGAGAATCAAAATCACTACACAATAATTTCAAATCCGTAATTAATGATGATCCCAAATATCCCAATGCCCTGGGAATCTGAACAATCTCACCAAAATGCGGTTCAAAATTTGTATGTTCCATACAATAACCTTCAAGTTGACAACAACCTGGGTGAGAACATTTCTTCAAATCATGTTGTCTACCTCGTGCTGTCTCAACTAAATGTTGTTGTACAGACCTGTGCTTATGAAAATTTTCAATAAGATAATTCAATACAACAGCAAAAGGTTGCTTGTGCAATAATTGATCACGCCACTCAACAACCTTGTATTCTGCCACTCTGGATTCCTCATGTGGTTTAACAGCTGTCTCAACTGTCAATTGCCAAATATTGTCAAATTGAGGTTTTTCCCTCAATTGATACTCCTTGACTTTATAAGGATCCAGTGTACCGTTCTCATCTTGAAAATCTGGATGAACTTCAACTGTAATGCATATGAATCGTCTTTGCACTGAATATGGATTCACTGAATATTGGTAAGCATTCAAATTCTTGGCATTTGTTGTGACTGCTAAAATCTCAGGAGATATAAAAACCTTCCCCTTATCGGACAAATCAGCTTTAGCTGCATAAGCCATTTGATTATTAGCGACATCAATCAACAAACGCAAAGGTGATTGCTCAACAAAATCAGCTTTAGTATTTCCAACATCATCAACTATCATTACCAACTTATCCGATGTCCAATTAGACATGAATTTGTCTCCGGCATTGACAGTTGCACGTCGGTTTTTACTAGAATCTAATCCAGCACTTGCCAATAATGCATCAATAACCTGATCACAACATGTAGTTTTACCTTGTGAACTTTTACCATAAAATTCAATTGCAAAAGGAGCGGGTCTTATACCGCTACTAATTTGATGCAAAACAAACTCACCACGAATAGAAACAAGACGTTGAAACTTCCTATTGATCATATTATGTTCAAAGGTGTTTGACTTCACCGTCTGTAAAATCTTCTGGAAAGATAATTCTGTATCGCGCATTAAATGGTCCAATTCATGAGGTTCCTTACCTGCTATAGATCTCAAATTTCCACAACGTTCAAGAGCCCACCACTCTTCAACTTTGTTAAATTTCTCATCAAGAGTGCGCATTGCAGATTCGCCTGTAAATAATGGCAAGAATGACTTATCACGAAAGCATAAATAAATACTCTCACAAAAAGTACTTGCGGTCTCAACAATAGCATCCACAATATCAACACAATTGGTATGACGATCGAGCAATCGAGGCTCCCAAATCGTAAAAGTATCAATCTTAAATGTAACTGCACTTGCTTTACATAATCCAACAGATACTAAAATACCCAATAATGATGAAAAACGGCGGAAAAAGCCATTTGTAATGGCTATTTTCCAGTTAGTCTTAATGTCTCTAAGTAAATTAAGCCATTGATCAGAATGTGGTGAACTTTCTCCCAAATGGGGTTCAATTCGACAACCAAAAGTCTCTGATAAATGGTCAAATACACTCAAAATGACTGATCCTGACAAGTGTGATTGCAAATATTGAAAAACACTTGACATAACACCAATCATATTTGATGAATTCAAAACACTAATACTAACAGCTAGCAATGATTCGATTTCCCGAACAATGGAATCAATATTATGACCTCCAAATTTGTCTTTCAAATCATTAGCTAGTAACGTGAATCTTTCAAATTGATCAAAAGAAGACTCGCCCAAATGGGCATCAAACTTATACTTCTTCTTAAAAGCTGATTTCTTCTCATACCAATTATCACGTTGTGGTCCTCCACAACCTTCCACATTAGTCCTCCTCGACAATTGCTGGGGCTTCCTTTGCCCAGCACTCCTCTTTGTTTTAGTCCCTTTGGACTGTTTTGTAAATTTCTTCGATGATTTTAGTTCACTGCTCATTGTTAATAGATAATCAATGAGCCAAGTGAACCAAAACCTAAAATTTTAGGTTTGATTGGTTCAACTAGCGACCCGTATTGTACTACTCCCGAAGGATTTCCTAACTATGTCTAAGAGCAAGCTCTTTCAAAACAACTAGCATACGAGTCTGTGGCTCCCCGTGACAATAAATTGCCCCGGGCCGATTGTGGGCCATACTTTATGGTGGTATAGCGCACCGTAAATAGTTATTGCAAAATTCTGGTACTACCATATAGATTGCAAGCTTTATTTTACCAGTAATAGTCCTACAAAGGATCTAATACGTCTGGGGGTGGTTAATTACCACTATAGATCTACCGATTACGGCTGTCATTCCTTACGGGACAGGGAATGAGCGACACTTCGTCGCATCAGTAATTCGAGCGCAAGCGCTCACACTATAAATTCCAAAGATTGGAAACAAATA